TTAAAAGGAGTGGTGTATATGAAAGTAAATTTATTAACAAATACAGGGCTTTGGGTGTCTGTACGTGCAGCAAAGACATGTTATGGTAAACCAGATATGGTGTATGAAATGTCTGATCTAGAACAGTTTGAATTCTTAAAAAGAATTATTAAAGCAGGGCATGAGTCTGTGTTAGAGCATTCAGTTTATGTTCTAGATATTACTGGTATAAGTAGAGCGTGTCTTCAAGAGCTTGCTAGACATAGGCACATTTCTTTGTCTGTTAAGTCAACTAGGTGGGCCCTTGGTACACACGAAGATGTTTATGTTCCTAAAAACATGCCAAAAGATTTAATTGATTTTTATAGACGGTATATGCACCAGTCTTTAGGGATAGTTAATAGTGTTAAAGAGTCTACTGGAAATGATGTTGCAAAATATTTTCTTCCAGAAGGTGTAGTTACAGACCTGATACTAACCGTAAACCTTAGAGAGCTTCGTCATATGTGGAAAGTTCGTCATAGTGAAAAAGCACTTTTGGAATTTCAAATTATTATGGAAGCAATAGTAGAGTCATTGCCAGAGTACGCACGTGAATTAGTAACATATTCTCCAAATGAAAAAGGAGCTGAAGTTAATGCCTAACATAACCACAAAAATGGATTTAACAAGCACAACTATCCAGATCAGGAATGAAGATGCAAAAAGTAATTTTATGAATTTTGAACAAAGGTGGGAGGCTGCTGGTGCTATCAAAGTTACTGCTAAAATAAATAAAGCTGATAACTTTGATGATCTATATGAGTCTCTTCCGATTCTAGAAAAGGACTATATAAATCTTATATGTAACCAAACTAAATTTGATACTTATAAAACATTTTATATACCTGACTGGGTGTTTCTTTCCGGAAGTGACAGTACTACTGAAGAGGCTGTGTGTGGGGTTGTTAGTGAGTTATTTACTGGACTATATGATGTATCAAAATCTTTATTTAAAATAACTGTGTCTGAGCTTGATATTGACCCAGGAGTAGAGATAGGCTTTCCAGTAGAGTAATGCCTATAAGAGAAGGCCACGCTGCAGTTGTATACAGGAGAGAGAACGATCAGGATATTTTATATTCCCAGTCTTTAGTATTCTCCTGTTATGTTCCATTGTTTGTAAAGTTTACGTATATATTCCCTCCAGTAATGGTTATTAATGATAAGGGTGACCTACTAGGCGTATTTAATGTATCTAGGTTTTTGTTTTCTACCAATTCAGAAAATATAACTAACGCAGAAACACATACACATTTAACAAAGGTAGTGGCTGGGTATGTTTTACCATTCACTACTGATATTTATTGTGTGCCTACTCTCATTGGAATGGGAATTTATACAACAAACTTAAAATTTTGCACTACCATGTCTGGTAATAAACGTGCTATATGCGTTAAAAGACAAGAAGATTACTCTTCAATGTATTTAAGATATAGTATGAATAAGAGAATGCAAAGCTTTTTTTCTAAGTACTATAATCAAAAATCATTATATCCTTTATATACTGGGGTTCTACCAGAAGGTATTTACACTCCTGATGGTGCAAAGATGTTTAAGTAAAGTAGGTGGTGCACTATTGATCTTGACCTTAAAAAGAAAAGTAGTGGGTGGGTTGAAGGCCTGTGCCCATTTTGTAACAAGGATAGAAAGCATGTACTACAAGTGTCTCCAGATGGTAGTTGGGTACATTGTTACAGGTGTGGTTGGAGTGGGTCAAGACAGTTCTTTGAAAAAACTACCGGGATAAAGATTAATTTTGAGTTTTCATCAAAAATTGAACTTCCATGTTTGGATGAGTTTATTATTGATGAAGGTGTACCTGTAGCACGATCAAAGAAAGCCTACTCCTACTTACAATCACGAAATGCTGTTGATTATGCAATACTAAACAAGTGGAAGTGTACTCCAGAAAAAATAATAATACCAGTGTGTCAGTATGGTACATGTGTTGGTAGTGTTAGCAGGTATTATGAAGGTCTACTTAGGTATAAATTTTCAGATGGGTTTAAATCTGCATTATTGATGTTTAATTTTGATAATGCAAGATATAGATCAATAATTATACTCAATGAGGGGGTTTTTGATGTAATAAGCACTTCTAAAGCACTCCCATTTTGTGGTGTGGTTGGCCTTTTTGGAAAACACTTAAGTTGCTATAATGCTACCAGAATTAGAATGTTAAACCCAAAAGAAATAGTAATAATGCTTGACTCACCAAAAAAAGATACAGAAATAAAAAAATCAGTATCTAAAATATCTTTGTCCTTGTGTGGTATGCATGTATCTGTTGCAACACTTCAAGATGGGGACCCAAATGAATCATCAATTTCTGAAATACAGAGAGCATTTAATAACAGGAGGTCAATGTATTGATAATAGTAGACTGTAAATTAGAATCCGAACATTTTAAAGGAGAGGAGTCTGAGTTTCTTCCTGTAAAGGCCTATGAAGGGTCCTCTGCTGGATATGATCTTCGTGCAGATATTAAAGAGCCTGTAACTCTTGCCCCAATGGAACGTGTTCTTATTCCAACTGCTGTTAAAATTAATATTCCAGATGGCTATGTTGGAATGGTGTGTCCTAGATCTGGGATTGCGCTTAAATATGGAATTTCTGTGCTTAACTCACCAGGAATTATTGACCCAGGATACATAAATACTATTGGTGTAATACTAGTAAATTTAAGTAATACGTTTTATACAGTAGCACCAAAAGATAAAATTGCACAGCTTTTGTTTACAAATACCATTGATACCGTTATTAACCCTAACAGGTGGGAAGGTAACATTAATGCTAGAGGGCTAAACGGGTTTGGCTCATCTGGTACAAACTAGGAGGATAATATGTCTGAAGAAATGAATATGATGGGCTTTTCACAAATAATTTTTAAATCTGCAGTGGATAAACTTATACCAAGTATTCTTAAAATGAAAGCTGAGGATACTCCTGTGGAAGAGTTCCAAGCTAACCTTATCCAGCAGACTGAAGCAATGGCTAGGGCTATTGTAAGTAACATGTCTGAAGAAGACATTGAATCACTTCTTCCAGAAATATTTAACGGAATTTCACTTACCTTTCTGGCAGAAGATGGAAAGCTTGAAAAGTATGTTAAGCGCAGTAGGGTGGCTGAGTTTAAGTCTAAGGTTATTTTCTCATTTACAATAACTTCGTTGCTTATGTCTATTAATCAAATTTTTGAATGGGGGGATAACCCTGAAACCAAAAACAATATTGACCCTGTCAGTGAGGAGCCTGAAGAGCCAACTATACTTGAACAATAAAGAACTAGGTGCTTTTTTTGTTGAACGGTTAGCATATTATACTGATAATTATAGACATTCCAAGGCTTTTAAATCAGGTGCTTGGGATGGTAAGTTTAGATTTGCATCTTATTTTCATCCATACCTTTCATTTGGAACAGGGCTATTACTTCAAGTAATAGCCCTTATTAAACGGAATGGAATGGAAGTTATCATTAAAGATGAAAGAAAAAAACCGGAAAAACAATTTGATATAACAGTTAACAGCGTTCTAAGGGACTACCAAAAGGATGCTGTTGAGTCAGCTATTAAAAACCAACGTGGTATTGTGAGTGTGCCTACTGCTGGTGGGAAGACAGTTATATTTTCCCACTTAATAGCTAGGCTTGGAGTGCCAACCTTAGTGCTTGTTCGTAATACTGATCTTATGGTTCAAACTATGAACAGGTTAATGGAGGATTTATCAATAGAGGAGATAGGGTGTATAGGTAAAGGAGTGTGCCAGCCTTCTAATTTTATAACTGTTGCAATGTTACAAACCTTAAATAAAATGAGAGAGGATAGTCCAAAAGAGTTTAAAAAGGGTATGGAGTATTTTGACTGCTTAATAGTTGATGAGGCACACGCAATAAATGCAAATGCTAAATCTTTCACAAAGGTAGTTGAATCCATACCCTCTTTTTATAGGTACGCATTTACAGCTACTCCATCAAGGGGTGAAACCCCAACTGCTACAGATATTACTATTGTGTCATGCTTTGGACCAATATTACATAAGGTTACACGTGATGAACTTGTGGATCAAGGGTACATAGTGAACGCAGTTGTTAAACTAATTCAAAATAGAACTGAATGTAAGAAGCTAAAGGATGATTATTTATTTGCGTATGAAAAGCCACAAGACGCATATAGGGCTGCTTGGAAAGAACTTATATATGAGCCAGATGATAGAAAAATAATTATACAAAATATTTTAGAAAAACACAAAGAAGATCAATGTTTAATTTTATGTGATTCAGTGGAGCTAGCAGAAAAGTTACACAAAGAGTTAGGCATACAGGTAGTGCATGGTTCAACAGATTCCTCTTTACGTGATTTGATTTATAATGAGTTTAGATCAGAAAGAATAAAAAAGTTGATTGCCACAAACATATATTCTGAGGGGGTTGACTTCCCAGGATTGAATGTGTGCATACTTGCCGAGCCATTCAAATCACCTATTAGACTTCTGCAAAGAATAGGAAGAACTATGAGAAAAAAAGAAGGAAAAAAAGATAGTGTAATTTATGACATTCAAGATGTTAATTATCCATTTTTTGATAAACAAGCATTTGAACGTAGAAAGTTATACGACAGGGAAGGAATCCCTTATTTTTTGGAGGTATAAATGAGTTTAAGAGCTGATCTATTAACTAACAGATATCTTCTTGAAGACGAAACTGAAGATCAGATGTGGTGCAGGGTGGCTGAGTTTGTTTCTAGTAATAAATATGATTTTGATGCTTGTGTTTCACTATTAAAAAAAGGTGACATTATATTTAATTCACCCATACTTATGAACGCAGGAAAAGAAAAGCCATTATCATCAGCTTGTTATGTTTTACCAATGGAAGATGATATGGATAGCATAATGGATGCACAAGCACTTTCCGCTAAAATATTTAAACTTGGTGCAGGGGTTGGCATTGATTACTCCAGACTAAGAAAGGAGGGTGCTAAGGTTGGAAGTGGTGGGACTAGTAGTGGGCCTGTTAGTTTTATGTCTCTTGTGGATAATCTAGCAGAAGTGATAAAGTCTGGTGGAAAGCGTAGGGCCGCAATAATGGCAACCTTGCGTATTGACCACCCAGATGTAGAATTCTTTATTGAGCATAAAAAAAATGATGATAAGCTTTTAAACACTAATATTAGTGTAATGATTACAGATGAGTTTATGAACAAAGTTAAACTAAAAGAAGAAAAAGAAACTAATTTATGGAATAAGATTGTACACAATGCATGGTTGCGTGGAGATCCTGGGTTGGTATTTATTGACACTATAAATAAAAATACTAACAGGGTTGATGGGGTTAACTACGAAGGAGTAAATGCGTGTGTAATTGGTAGCACAAAAATTCTTACTGATAAAGGACATATTCCTATTTCTGAACTTGTTGGTGAAAAGGTTAATGTTTGGAACGGTGAAGAATGGAGTGAAGTAGAACCAAAGGTTACAGGTAGAGATAAGAAGGTATATACTGTACTCCTTTCTAACATGGAGGAGTTAACCTGTACTGATTACCATAGGTTTAAGGTTGTAGAAGGGTATAAAGGAAAAGAAGTTACTAAGACTACTTCCGAGTTAAAAGAAGGAGATAGATTAATAAAGTTTGATTTTCCAGAAATTCTTACTGGAGAAGATTATGATTATAATGAAATGTATACAAATGGGTTTTTCTCAGGGGATGGGTTTTATGCTAAAAATCAACCTTGTATACCAGTGTATAGTGAGCCAAAATTAAAGTGTGCTGAAAGTTTTAATATAGATTATTTACTGAAACAAAAAACTAGAAATGTGTTTGTGCTTGAAAAGGAAAAAATTAGACCTAAATACTGGGTTCCAGATTGTAGTTATTCTCCAAAGGCAAGGGTATCTTGGCTTGCTGGTTTAATAGACTCCGATGGGTGTGTAAACACTATAAACAAGATAGGAAATACTATAGCTATTGCTTCCACTAATCTCCCCTTCCTTAAAGAGGTTAGATACATGCTTAGTACACTTGGTTGCTCAGCAAATATTTCTACTATGCATTTAGAGGGAGATCATATAATGCCAGACGGAAAGGGTGGAAAAAAAGAGTATCATTGTAAGCAAGTTTATAGAATGTTTCTTACAGGTAAAACTATAAATCAATTAATAAAGTTTGGAATGGAAACAAAAAGAGTTCCAATAGCTTTTTATAAAAATGTGAAATCTAATTCTAAATATATTAGTGTAGTTAGTGTTACTTATGCTGGTATAGCAGATAAAGTTTACTGCTTTAATGAGTCAAAGCGTCACATGGGTGTGTTCGCTAATACGTTAACATGTCAGTGCGGTGAATTCCCTCTATACCCATATGAGTCCTGTTTAATTGGAAGTATTAATTTTAGTACTTTAGATACAGCAGGGGTTACAGAGGATATAAAGAAACGAGTAACACTTCTGGTTAGGTGTCTTGATAATGTAATTGATAAAGCATGGTACCCGGATAAAAAAATAGAAGACGCAGCTAAAAGGTTTAGACGCATAGGCGTTGGGTTTACTGGATTAGCTGATTACCTGATAAAATCAGGGCTACGGTATGGGTCAAAAGAAGCACTTGATGAAATACATGTGTTGTTAGCTACAGTTGAAGAAGCTGCATTGTCTGAATCAAAAAGGTTAGCAATGGAAAAAGGAACTTTTCCTGCGTTTGATACTATCTTGTGGGATTCCCGTCTACCTAAAAAGGACAGAGGGCCTGTACGTAATATAGCCACTACTGTAGTTGCTCCTGCTGGGTCTACGTCCATACTGTGTAATGCTGACGGAAGTGGGTGTGAGCCCCTTTTTGCTTTAGCATATGACAGGATGATGAGGGGAGAAACTGAAAACTGGTATACAATGGTTCCAGAAATTGTTAAATATGTGTTTGACATTCATAAAATTGATCTTACTGAAGAAAGAATTAAAAGCATTAAACAGAATCGTGGAAGTGTTCAAGGGCTTTCATGGGTACCTGAGTGTATACAAAAGTTTCTTGTTACTGCACAAGATATAACTCCAGATGATCATTTAAATACATTAATTGCAGTGCAAGAGCATATAGGTAATAGTGTTAGTAAAACTATTAATCTTCCAAACTCTGCTACAGAACAAGAAATTTCTAACATTTTTATGAAAGCATATGATAATAAAGTAAAAGGTATAACTGTGTTTAGAGATGGGTGTAAATCAACACAAGTGTTGAAGGTAGAAACTAAAGAAGAGTCTACTAAGAAAAAAGATGTAACTCACTTGCCAAACAAATTGCCTTGTGTTAGAATAAAGGTTCCTACGCCCTCTGGAAGTATGTATGTTATGACATCATTTTATGATTCTAGTCCAGTAGAAGTATTCTGTAATTTAGGAAAATCAGGAATGGACGATTATGCATATACTGAAGCTCTTGGAAGGTTAATTTCTTTATGTTTAAAAAAGGGAATAGACTACCATAATATTGTTAAGACATTAAAAGGTATACGTGGAAAAGATGTTAGTTTGTTTGAAAATGAATACGTATATTCTGTACCAGACGCAATAGCAATAGCATTAAGGGAAAGTGTTGATGAATACAATGGTGTTGATAACGAGAAAGAAAAAGAAAACAAGCTAAACAATAACTTGTGCCCAGAATGTAATATGCCTTTACAAATGGAAGGAAAGTGCCCTGTTTGCTTGAACTGTGGATATAACAAGTGTAGTTAGGAGTTGGTGATTTGAACCTTACACGACAATCTCAAGAAATCTTACTAGCAAATACTTTAAAAAACCATCCAGCTACAGTTGTTCTACTTTCAATAATATCTGATAAGGACTGGGCTACACCAGTCCTTTCAGAAATTTGGACTGTAGTAAAAGCTCACTATTTAAGGTATAATTCAATACCAAGTAGATCTACATTAATTGAAGAGCTTTCTCCAGATGCTCTTCAAATGCTAACAAAGCTTTATACCATTAATGATGGTGATTCTGTTCCTGCTTTAATTGATATGGCTGTGTCTTTTGTAAAATATAAAAGATTACAGGATTTAGTTAGAAACGTAGACGATGTGTTGGAGCAAAACCCAGATCTTGCTGAAATTACTTTACGTAATGGTCTATCAGGGCTCCCTATACCTGCCTACAATTCTAATGCACTTCTTGATATGTTACCAAATGCAATATATAACTATGATGATAACAGGCTAGGACTTCCTACAGGGATTTCTGTTTTAGATAGAGCAACTAAGGGTGGGGTTGGTCTAGGTGAGGTATTTATAGTAGCAGCTCCATCTGGTGGTGGAAAGTCAAGTTTGCTTTCAATGATTTGTACTAATGTGGCTGTAATGGTTCCATGTTTATATATAACATTAGAGCTTTCTGCTGATAGAGTTGTACGAATGTTGTCTGCTAGAGTGGCTAGAGTACGACAAAGTGAGATAACAAGTGACATGCAGCCAGAGCAGTTTGTACAGATACGACAAAGAATGCAAAGATTATATCCAATGGAAGTTGCATACTACCCATCTGAAACCCTTACTGTGTCACAAATTAGTGGAATGGTTGAGTACCTCAGGAGGGTAAAGGGTGTAAATGTTCAAGCTATTTTTATTGATTATTGTGATCATTTAACCACTAACAGAGTAGCAAAAAATTCTCCAAAATGGGAGAAAATTGCTGCTATATACCAAGAACTTGTTGATTTAGCTAAAGTATCAAAAGTAGCAATTTTTACAGCGTCACAGTTAAAGAACAGTGATGCTATTAGAAAAGGAAGTGTGGAGGCAGTAGAGTACGGTGATATAGCTGGAAGTATTGAAAAAATAAATAAAGCAGATGTTGCTATTGCGTGGAAGCCATTAGAAGTTAATGCTGGCATAGCAAAAGGAATTCTTTCATTTATGAAAGTGAGAGAAGGTGAGCAACCAAACCCATGGATTTGTAGCTTTGATTATGACAAATTAAGTTTTAAATTTCTAAATCCATTTAGCCCATCATCCGAGGCAGTAATGGCTGGAAGCTCTAATAACTCAATACTTTCACGTTTGGCTTGACATATCTCTATTGTGAAGTTATAAGATTCTTGGTATAATATATGGGTACAGTTGAGAGGGGGTTTTTTATTGAGATTTATTGTGCTAACTATGAATGAAGATAGGTTTGCAAAAACATACTTAACCCATATTATTGAAAGTGATTCATCTTTTACAAGAGAAGATTTTGAGTTCGTTAATATACTGTCCGGTCAAGAGGTTACTACGTTAAAAGAGTTAAAAAAGAGTAAAGCAGACATTATAGAAGAGCTTTTAAAAATGTCTCCTGAGTGCATTATATCGGTGGGGTCTGATATAACTAAGCTTCTTTTAGGAAATGCAGCACTATCTAAAGTTGCTGGTAAGCTAATACCTACTGAGTATGGAGTTCCTGTTGTTCCATGCTTTGACCCAAAAGCAACTCAATTTGACAGTTCTATAAAGGATCAAATACCACTTACCTTTTCTATTATAAAATTGACTTTTATTACTGATACTTCCGTTAGTAAACCTACTATAACAAAAATAACTTCAAAAGAAACTTTAAAAGATGCAATTAATACACTATCTCAGTATGATTTAATTGGGTTTGACATTGAAACTGCTGGTGACGGAAAATCTGGTGGTCTTTCTCCATTTAACTCTGGAGCAAGGATATTAACAGCTGCTTTTTCATCAGAAAAAGAAGCTTTTTGGATTGATGTAAACTACACTAACAAACTAGATATGAATTCTGATTTTATAGTGCTTTTAAATGCTTTAAAAGATAAACTTGTTATACACAATAGGCCATTTGACGTTTTATTTGTAAAGGTAATGACAGGTATTTTTCTTGATAACACACAGGACTCTATGCTTGTACATTATCTTATAGACGAGAACCAAAAACATGGATTAAAACATCTTGCTTTTAAGCTTCTAGGATGGGCTGATTATGCTGAAAGTGTAAAGTCCGTAGTAAAGGAGTCCCATGATTTTTCTGAGGTTACTATTGATGTGCTTGGGCTGTATAATTGTCTGGATGCTTGTGCTTGTTTACATATTTATAATCAAGGTATTAAATCTCTTCAAAATGTAAACCTTTATAAGTTTTTATTAAAAATTCAAAATATGTATATTGGTGCTTCCATTAACGGGTTTCCAGTAGACCTAGAATATATTGCTTCTTATAAAGCAAGAATACTTGCTGAAAAAGAAGCATTGCTTAAAGAAATATATGAGTATCCAGAGATTAAAGAAGCACAAAAGATAGTAACCTATCTTGAAAATGGATGGATAGATAAAGAAGTATTTCTATCAACTGGAAAAGTTAAAAAGATTTCAAAACTCCCTATAGATGGTAGTCTTGTTGAGTATGATATACTAAAGCCACGACACTTACTTGCACTTCTTTCAGTAATTAATAAAATTCCTACAATTAAAACTGAAAAAGGAGGTATATCGCTTTCAGCGTCTACACTCCAAGAAATTGAACATCCAATTATTCAAAAGCTATCGCAAGTAAAAAGTATTACAACTGTAGCAAATACATTTATAACTGGTTTCTTAGAAAAAGTTAGATCAGATGGTAAAGTGCACCCTAACTTTGCTCTAACTAGAACTGTAACTGGAAGAACAGCTTGTTCAGACCCCAACGTTTAATGCACTGTTGGACGTTGTAAAAGGTAGTGAATTGCTGGAACACCCTAAAGGCTAGTTGGCTACAACGTAGCTGGAAACGGCAAGCGTGAATGCGCGAAAATAACTAGCATACTTTCCCCCCTGTAAGTTTATGGTGTATAATGTGTATTAGGTATAATAATAAAGGGGGATAACTATGGGCAATCAGCAGCTAAGGGTCTTAACAGAGGAAGAGGCGTTAGATTCTTTAATAAAGAATGCTATTATAGGTGATGGTTATTTATGGAAGCACCCAGAGTGTGTGAATAAAAAGCTAATCTTTACCTCCACTACACCAGAGTTACTTCAAATCAAGCTTAATATTTACCCAAAAGTGTTCAGAACAGGGGTATCTTTAGTAAAAACAGACACTCACAAGGGAAGGTTTCCAAATGCAGCACCATTATACAGGCTAGCTTCTACTGTCCATGCTCGTATTACAGAACTATCCACTATATCTAGATTCGAGCTTATAGATATGCTGAATCTACACGATTTAGGGCTTTACTACCTTGATGATGGGTCCTGCCATAAGAGGAAGGACACCAAAGGTTCGTGTTTTAGATATAGCATAGCATTAGGTAAAACCTTTACCGAAAAAGAGCTTAATTATTTAAGTAAGAGGTTGGAGGACATCCTAGGTTGCTATGTTGGACGGTTTGGACAAGAAAATAAGCCTAAAGGAAAGTTAGGGTGGTATTGGCACATGACTAATGAAGCCGCCAACCTTATCCTTGAAGAAGCTAGGGGCTATAGTGTGCTGCCTCATAAATTTCCTGAAACCTATGTGCCTCGATCTGAAAGATCAAAGTTCAGAGACTATCCCGTAAGGGAGTAGGGGGTTAGCCCCCGAAGCGCTACCACCCTATAGTATAGGGTATGATATAGTCCACTCCTCTTAGAAATAAGAGGTATAAAGGCAACAAATTCCAAGGGATAAAGAAATAAAAAACTTCTTTTATGTACCAAGCGGATATAAGTTAGTACAGTTTGACTTTGCACAGGCTGAAATAAGAGTAATTGCATCTCTTGCAAATGATAAAAACTTGATTGAAGCAATAAACAAAGGTACAGATATGCACAAAGAAGTTGCGTCTTTTATGTATCAAAAACCAGTTGAAGAAATAACAAAAGATGAAAGGCAAGCTGCTAAATCTCTTAATTTTGGAGTTATTTATGGTATGGGGCCTATGGCACTTTCTAAAAATCTTGATATTTCCCAAGAAGAGGCAGAAGATAAGCTGTCTAGGTATATGCAGCAATTCTATGGGGTTAAGAGATGGATTGATGATACACATGCATTTGCTAGAAAGCATTTAAAAGTAGTTACCCCATTTGGCAGAGCACGTAATCTTCCAGATATAGGCCTCCCGGATAGGGGTGCTGTATCTGGTGCACTTAGGCAAGCTCAAAATGCACCAATACAGGCAACTGCTAGCGATCTTACCCTTTGGCTATTACACTACATTTACTCACATATAGACAAAGACAACGCTGTGTTCTTAGTAAGTGTGCATGATAGTGGTGTGTACGCTGTAAAGGATGAGTACATGGATTCTTTTATTAATATTTTAAAGGAAGGCATATATAAATTAAACACAACTTTTACATTTTTAAAAGTACCAATGAAGATAGATATTAGTATTGCTGAAGCGGATGAAACTGGTAAATCTAGATGGGGTAAAGTTGAGGAGGTAAGTTCATTATGAAGCACATTGTTAGTTTTGAAGTAAAGCTTCCAATTCCAGGAGTTGCATATTCCAACATGTCCACTAGTATTACACTAGAGGGGGATGAGCCTTACGAAGAAATGAAAGAACATGCGTTTGTATGCCTTGAAAACCAGCTTACAAAACTTGCATCTGAAATGAAGGAGATGATGAACAATGTTTAGCTGGGATACATTAAAGCAAGAAATACTTATTGCAGACTGTAGATCTGCGCTTTTAACGCACGCAGACCTTTTTCTAAAATATGCACGAATGTATAGTGAGGCTTCTGCTAAAAGGGATGAGCTTAAGTGGCAAACAGAAAAAGCTTTTGCTATTATAAGGGAGGGGATTAGGCGGGATGCAGACAGTAAAATGACAGAAGCTAGGCTTGATACAATGACCACATCCCACCCAGAGTATATGGCTGCAAAATCTGAGTATTTAAAGGCGTGTGAAGAAGAAACAGCACTTAAGCTTGCAATACAAGTTCTAAGTATTAGGAAAGATATGCTAATTAATCTTTCAGCCAGTTTACGAGAAGAAGCATACCAAGGTATTCAAAGTGGAATTTCTGGGTATGCACAACAGCCAACAGACGCTTTAACTTCTCTTAAAGAAAGCTTTACTAAAAAATACAACACAATCTAGGAGGACGCCAACATATGAAACTAAACTTTAAAGGATTTACAAAAGACCAACTTAGCGCATTTGCGGAGTCAGCAACAGCAGGAAGTGGAACAAGGTTTTTTAAAGTTCAGGATGGAACTTCCAAAATAAGATTCTTTGTATCCCCAAATGAGTCTAACCCATCTCCTTTTTACCCAACGTATCAGCACTGGATTACTGGAACAGATGGTAGGAAGTACAGCGTCCTTTGCACTCATAGAACCCCTAATATTGAGGAAAAGCCCTGCCCAATATGCTCTAAAGTTGCAGAATACTATAATAGTGACAACGTTGAAATGGTACGTGTAGCAAAGGATACAAAACCTAATCTTTCGTTCCTTCAGTGGGGATTTGTAAAGGGGCCAAAGGACACTGATTGGAGGCCAGAGCCAGTAATCGTTGCCATTCCAAAGACTGTAATGACAATGATTACGGAAGTCTGCACAATGGAAGATGATTATGTTGATCTTTACAGTTATGATGTTGGTCATTTCCTAAACATAAGCAGAAAGAAAGACGCCGGAACTAACCTTAGGTATGTGTACACAGTTCTTCCTGCCACCTCTAAGTTTGATGTAACTGTGGACCCTTGGAAGGATAAAGTAGAGGCGACTGTATCTATACTTGACATTATGGGGTATCCTACAGAAGAGGATCAGAAGAAAGCTGTAGCAGATATTGAAGCATCTGTTACTCAGTTCTTAACAGATGAGTCAGCAGAAGAAGATGATGAGGATAATATGTCTTCTGTACGAGAGCAACTAGGTAGCTTTAGTGAAGCTTTAAACTCCTAAATGTTAGTAGCGGAGGGGTGTAAATTATACACAAGGGACGGGTTTCGTCCTGTAGAAGGCTTTGATGGGAAGGCTGTAGAAGTTAGCAGCCTTCCTTATTTTGATATGGTGAACTCACTTCTACATGATCCAGAGCCACAGGAAGTATACATTGAAAAAAAGCACACTAGCTCATCCTCTGGTCTGGAAGGCATGCCATTACATAAATCAACAAATTATCTGTGTGCATCCCCTTATAATGAAAAAGATGTAGATTTATTAGAAAGTTCATTTTTTTTAAATACAATACAAACAAATCATGCAGGGTCTCCAGCTATAGTTCCTACCACTTGTGTGCCTAAATCGTGGGTTGATTACACTTATAAACATAAAGATTACAAAGAGGCTGTAAGTGGAGTAATGTATTATGCTACTGCGTTTAACCAAATAATGTCTAACAATTTAGATGAAATAGAATACTCAGGTAGTCATAATTTATGTGATTTTTTATTAAAAACAGACGTAAATGTGTATAAAATAGTACGGTTGGCTACAAAGAATGCAAGATGGCCTGAGTGGAAGTTTGTAGACTATGACAATACAAGGCTGTACTTCACAGAAAACACATACCCAGAACTTAATAATGCATTAATCTCTATAAGTCATTTAATAAGATACCCATTTAGTGTGCATGATAACAAGTTAAAGGTTTACTTACCAACTTTAAACTTAGATAAAATATCAAAACGTACAGTTACAGATTTTCCACGTGTACTTGCTATTAATGCAAAACGAAAATTTAGAAATAAGATGCTAGCAGACACATTTAATAGAAAACAAGTTGATAGACTTGGAAAGGACTACAGGGCTATGTTATCAAAGGGGTGCTACCCAGGATATATACCTTCTATAGCTAAGTACCAGATGGATGTAGTTCAAATGATGTACTTGCCACCATGTTTTAGGATAATACCTTTAAAGGACAGGAAGGCTACTATACTGTTTCCAAAAAGTTGTTGGCTTCCATTATCTTTTTTTGAAAATATTACATGGTATGAGGTGTATTCAGCAACTCCTAAACTTTTATTTGTTGAGTCACCAAGTGGACTTTTGTTTATAATGTCTACAATAGGAGGAAACAGATGAGTTTTGAAGAACTGAAAGGTCTAAAGGGTGTTAAAATGTTTAGTGAGCTAGAAAAGCCAGTTGGATTTTTTGATACAGGTCTTGCTGGTTTAAACTATATAATCTCTGGAGCTGTGTCAGGAGGGCTTCCTTTTGGAAGAATGGTTGAGATGTTTGGAAAGGAAAGTTGTGGGAAGTCAACTATAGGGTACTCAGCTATATCAAAGGCACAGCAAAATAAATATATACCATACTTGCTGGATACTGAAGGTGCATTTGATGAAAGCCAAGCAGATAGGTGTGGAATAGATCCAAATGCTCTTATTTATGATGAGCCTAAGAATGTAGATGAGTTATTTAAAAAGGTGTATACGGTATTAAATGAGGTATATAACGTAAAATCGTCAAAAACTCCAATGTTAATAGTATGGGATAGTGTTGCAGCTTCTTCTTTGCTAGAAGATGAGAAGAGTTTTGATAGTGGTGCTGCAGCACAATTAGCAAGAAAAATAAGTCCACATGTTAACAAAATAATGCCTTTAATTGTAGCAAACCCAGTATCCTTTTTATGTATTAACCAGATAAGAATGAACCTTTCCAACTTTAGGCCTGTTGAAGATACTCCTGGTGGAAAGACCATTAAGTTCTATTCTAGTATACGTCTTGATATACGTAGAAAGGCTGATTGGAAAGATAAAGATGGAAATGTTCTTGGAATTAATTCAGAAATAAAGTGTGTTAAAAATAAGATAACAAGGCCTTATTTATCAACATCAGTAAATATAGGATATGACTGTGGTGTAGAGCCCCTATCGTCTTTGTTTGATCTAGGTTTATTATGTGGTGCTATAAAGCAGTCAGGCTCTAGGTATGTGTTTAATAATGAAAGTAAATATAAGGTTGAATGGCTTCATTTTATGTCAAATGATATAGCTGTTGTAAAATCTATGGAGGACGAAATAAACAAATGCCTTGATACGTCATCCTCACCATCCTCACCATCAACACCAGTAGATACCAATAACTCCACAGATGAGTAAGCTATTATTTATTGGTGATGTTCATTTAAATTGTGGTAGCTTTTCAGAGCATATAAATAACTCCCTTAATAATATATATGATATTTGTAATAAAGAAAAACCAGATAAGCTTATATTTTTAGGTGATTTTTTAGATAGTCCAACACTAAACCCAGACTTAGTTAAAAGTATATCATCTTGGTTTTCTAAGTTTCAATCCACTTCAAAAAATGTATACTTGATTACTGGAAATCATGATAAACTACCACGCTACACACATGCTTCCACCGACTTCTTAAAAGAGCAAGGTGTGTACACTGGGTTTGATATTTATGAAGATGAAGAAATGGTTTTAGTATCACATTCAACATCTGGTGTTAGTGTTACGTCTAATGGAAAGTTAGTGGCTGGTCATTTAGGGGTTCATGGAGTTAGGGTAAATGATGGCTACAAGTACAATGGTGATGACATTATTGAGTTTAATGATGTACCAAGGTTAGTTATTTTGGGGCATATACATGCTCCATCTTTTGTTGAATACAACAAAATACCAATACTTTTTCCAGGAAATATCTGCCCTAGTAACTGGTCAGACGTTACAGATCAGAGGTTTATAGTTAAGGTAGATGATGAAAATATTGAAAAAATAGAAATACCACATATTAAAACAAAAACTGTTTATTCGTTTGATGATGTTACTTCTGAAGAAAACACTGTGTATAGAGTGATAGTTTCAGAAAATGATAATAATGAAAATTTGTCTAGTAATAACATAAAATCTATAGTTATTAAGAAAAAAATAAAACCTTTAACTAAAGGGGTTAATAAAGACTCTCTTGTGTCATTATATTGTACAAAATATAATGTTAATGAGTTTAATGTTAAAAAGATTCTTTTGGAGGCTGGTGTATATGCTTGAATCCTTATCTTTATACAATTTTAAGTGCTTAAAAGGTATGCATACCACTCCTTTTTCTAAAGGTATTTACTCTATTAAAGGTATTAGGGATGGTGATTATTCAAGCAGTAATCGTACTGGAAAAACATCATTTTTAGAGGCCATTAGGTTTGCAATGTTTAAAGGGTCAGCTTCAGATGTAGTAACAGAAGGCGAATCTGATATGTTTTCTGAGCTTACTATAAATGGACATTCTTTATTTTTTAGTAATTCTGGTGCTAAAGTTGATGGGGAAACAGTGCTAGTTTCTCAATTAAAAGCAGCAAGTGAGGCTCTTTTAGGAGTAGATTTACGTCTTTTTGAGTGTACATCTGGTGCTTTTTCAGACTCAATTTATGGATTTTTATCCTTAAAACCAAGGGAACAAAAGGACTTTTTACTATATTATTTCTGTGATTCTAACGTAAATTGGGATGAAGCTAGAGAGTATATACAAGAAAAAGTAAGGCTTATTTCAGAAGAAAAGAAAGAAATAACACAGGCTTTTGAACGAATTGATGGTCTATTAAAGGAAATAGACAAAGATTTTTATGAGTCTAAATTAGATAGTTTAAAGTATGAATTATACACAAAAGAACAAGAATATAATACAACAAAGGCTTATTCTGACGAAGTTTTAAATGAATACAAGGCTCTTTTAAGCAGATCTTCTTACTTATCAGGAGAAATGTCTCGTCTTGAAACGATAAAAGACACAATAAATTTAAACGAAAAAAATCATAAAGAATTAAAAGTAAAGCAAAAAGAACTTAAATCTGAGCTTAAAAAGTACTTAACTTTACCTGGATATGACTACAAAATAAAGGATTTAGAGGCTAAAATAACAACAAAAGAGGCTAATTTAAATGATTTAAAAGGATCTATCTCTGTTTATGAGGATAATAATGGGCTCTGCCCAATACTTAAGCTGGAATGCCCACATAAAAATGGATTAAACTCATTTTATGAGTGCTGTAAAGAAAAAGAAAAAGAATTTACCTCAGTTATACATACATTACAAGAAAATTATTCTTCTGTAAAAGAACAAAGAAAGCAAGCAAGTTTACTTTCATCAAAATTAAATGAAACTTCTAATTTTATAGCTTCATTAGAAGAAAAATTATATGATTTAAAATCAAAAGACGAATCTTTAATTAAGATTGTGTCAGAACTTAAAGATATTCAAGAAAGAATAAAGTTTGTTGAGTCTGCACTGAATGCAGAAAGGGTAGAATCCCTAATTAATTCAATTTCTTCTTTAAAAACAAACATAGAAAAGATATCAGCTATACTTTTAGACTATGAGTTAAAACTAAACACACTAAAAGAGCATGATGAGCACTTAATTGAAGTAAATAATAAGCTAAATGAGTACTTAACTGCATCAAAATTAGTTGCACCAAAAGGATTACCACACCTTTTACTACAAGATGTGCTGTCAACATTTGAATTATACATAAATGAATTTTTAGAATATGTTGACATGGAAGTTATAGTGAGTGGGTATTCTGAGTTGAAAAGTTTAGAGGATTATTGCCCTGTAGATGGCACAAGGTTTAACAAAGGAGACACTTTTTGTAAAGTATGCAATAGTATAAGAGGTAAAAAGTTAGATGAAAATATCTCAATAGTAAGCAAAGACTCTGGTGTAGAATGGTGGCAGGAAAGTAGTGGTGGCAGGGCTCTAATTTCACTTGCTGTAAGGCTTGCATTACTAAAAATGATAAAAGAAAAAGGAGCATCAATAGATTTTCTAATATTAGACGAAGTATTTTCAAACTTAGATTCACGAAATAAGATAAAAGTAATGAATTTAATAAAATTTGCAATGGATACTCTTGATCTAAACCAAGTGTTTATGGTGTCACATGATGAATTAAAGGATTATGCAGACTATGAAATAACTATAAAGCATGAAAATGGAGAGGTTACTATAGAATAAAGAAAAGCCAGCCTTTATAGGCTGGCTTTTTATTGCATTATAGTTTTTACATAGTCAAGAAACCGCATATATTTAGGGTCAAGTAAGATAGTTTCCACATGATCTATATTTGAATATGGGATTTTACCTAATTGATCCAGCATTACTTTCCTTCCTGCAGCTTTTAGTTGTGTATATTTTTGTAGTAAGTTAGAATCACTTAGTAAGTGTTTAATTGCTCCAGACCTGCGTTCAAGATCAAGTAATGCTTTATTATAACTCTTATTTAACACGTGTGGGTTTACTGAAGATATAGTCTTCGATCCTACTTTGGTTGGGTCTGCTGTAGATTTATATAAGTTATTAAGTTTATTAGTATGCCCAGTTATCTTTTTTAATGCTGGTTTAATGTAATTTGAAATAGACTCAAATGTTTTTTTATCATTAACAGAAAGTTTAAACATTGCTTGTGTAGCTAATGCCATTGCTTGTGGTCCGCCAAGCTGTGATACTAGGCTTTGATAGTCTTTAGCAGCAAAATTAAAGGCTTTAGAGCCTACCAATGTACCAAGTAGTACACCTAGGCTAATATCATATGTTTCCGTACTAGCATTATAAAACTCTTTAGCAAAGTTAGTAACATCCTGTATACTAATACCATTTAGTAATGATGGGTCTTCTTTGTTAAAAATAGCTACATTTTGTATTCTAGTATTCATTTCCTTCATTGCTTCTGCTCTATGTTCTCTTTTTATATCTGGTGAAGCCACTATTAAACTAAGATCTTCATTTGATAATTTAGAAAACCTTGGGTTAGCTCCATTGCCTGACCCCATAGA